GTTTGACAGCATTTACGAGAGTGTAGAAGATGGAATAAGTGGTTATATACTACCGTTTGAATTATTTGAAACAGGAACTAAAGAAGAATGGGACAAGTATTTAGATAAGATAGTAAATCACATACCTAAAGACTTTGAATACATACCAAAATGCAAAACCGAAGATTGGCTTGAACTATTAGGCAATGCCGATAGTAAATATAAAGAAATAAAAGAAGAAAGGAAAAGTAAAATGAAAAAAATTAAAGCATTACAAAATTATACTGATACAGTATTAAAGAAAGAAATTAAAGAGGGCGATGAGTACATCGTAGATAATGAAAGAGCAGAAGCAATAGTTAAAGTTATTTTTAAAGATAAACCTTTAGCAGAGATTATTGAAGATGTTAAAGAAGAAGTAAAAGAAACTATCAAAGAAGATAAACCTAAAACAGTTGCTAAGAAGAAAGTAACAAAGAAGTAAATATAAAGAGGGAGAAAAATAATGGAAATAATCAAAATCAAAGTTGAGGATTTAAAACCTTATAAAAATAATGCAAAATTACATCCTGAATGGCAAATAGAACAAATAATAAAGTCAATAGAACAATTTGGATTTAATGACCCTATAGCAATATGGGGCGAAGATAACATCATAGTTGAAGGACACGGAAGATTAGAGGCAGTTAAGAAATTAGGTTATACAGAAGTTGAGTGTATAAGATTAGACCACTTAACCGAAGAAGAAAGAAAAGCTTATACACTAGCACATAATAAAACAACGATGAATAGTGATTTTGATTTTGATTTATTGAAATTAGAACTAGACGATATAAAAGGAATTGATATGTCAGACTTCGGATTTGAATTAGATTTAGATGATAAAGAAGTAAAAGATGATGAATTTGATTTAACTGCTGCCCTTGAAAAAGCAAGTTTTGTTGAAAGAGGGGATGTGTGGTTTGTAGGAAAGCATAAATTGATGTGTGGAGATGCAACATCAAGTGAAGATGTAGCAAAACTTATGGAAGATAAAAAAGCAAATTTAATCTTAACTGACCCACCTTACAATGTAGCTTTCAAAAGTTCAGATGGATTAACAATTCAAAATGATAGTATGAAAAACAATGACTTCTATGAGTTTTTATTTTCATCATTTAAAAATATGGCAGAGCATTTAGAAAATGGTGGAGCTGCTTACATATTCCATGCAGACACTGAAGGTTTAAATTTTAGAAAAGCTTTCATAGATGCAGGATTTCATTTAGCAGGTTGTTGCATATGGGTAAAAGATAGTTTAGTACTTGGACGTTCTGATTATCAATGGCAACATGAACCTGTGTTATATGGATTTATGCAAAATGGAAAGCATCCATGGTATTCAGATAGAAAACAAACTACTATCTGGAATTTTGATAAACCTAAAAAGAACTCAAATCATCCAACTTCTAAACCACTTGATTTATTAGCTTATCCAATAAACAATTCTACTCAAGCTAATGCAATTGTTATAGACACATTTGGTGGTAGTGGATCAACACTTATGGCTTGTGAACAAATGAATAGAATTTGTTACACAATGGAACTTGATGAAAAATATGCATCAGTTATTTTAAGAAGATATGTTGAAGATACTAACGATAGTGAAAATGTGTATGTAATTAGAAATGGTGAGAAGATACTGTACAAAGATTTAGTTAAAGAGGTAGAAGTTAATAATGGATAAAGAACTAACACTTGCAAGTTTATTTGATGGAAGTGGTGGTTTCCCATTAGGTGGTATGTTAGCAGGGATTAAACCTGTATGGAGTTCAGAGGTAGAGCCATTTGCAATTAGAGTAACAACTAAAAGATTATCTAAAGTAAAGCATTATGGTGATATTACTAAAATAAAAGGAAATGAAGTAGAACCCGTAGATATAATTACATTCGGGAGTCCTTGCCAGGATATGTCGATAGCGGGTAAAAGAGCAGGATTAGACGGAAGTAGGTCTAATCTTTTTTATGAGGCAATAAGAATTGTAAAAGAAATGAGGTGTGCAACAAATGGAGAAAAACCAAGATATATTGTTTGGGAAAACGTCACAGGAGCCTTCTCTTCAAACAAAGGAGATGACTTCAAAAGTGTCCTTGATGAAATCTGCAAAGTCAAACATCAAGAAATGTCTATTCCTAAACCTACAAAGTGGGAACAAGCAGGAACAATCATGGGAGACGATTTCTCAATCGCATGGAGAGTTTTTGATGCTCAGTTTTGGGGAGTTCCCCAGAGAAGAAATCGTATCTACCTTGTCGCAGATTTTGGAGGAAACAGTGCCTCAAAAATATTATTTGAGTCAGAGGGCTTGTCAGGGTATTCTAAAGAGAGCTTTAGGTCGTGGCAAGACTCTACCAGAAACATTGAGGATAGCATTAGAGAATCAAGCAAGTTAGATTTGTTTGAAAACCATTCACAAGATTTAAGATATAAAGGACCACTAGATATAGCACCAACTATACTTTCAACTTATGGTACTGGTGGTAATAATCAACCATTTGTTGTTCATTCAAAGAACTATGATGTGAGACTAACATCAGAAGGAACAAAGAATGCAAGAAACAATGTCTATGAAACTGAAACATCAAGAACCCTTGATACAAATGGAAACTTTCCTAATTCAAATCAAGGTGGAGTTGCTATTGTTTATTCAACTAGCAAGAGTTCTTTTCATACAAGAGCAAGTGAAAATCTAGCTAATACATTAATAGCAACAGATTATATGGATCCACCAATAGTAAATGATAAGTTGAAGGTTAGAAGGCTTACACCAAAAGAATGTGCAAGACTTCAAGGTTTCCCTGATTGGTGGTGTTCTAATTTAGAAACAAAAGAACCAACCAAAGAAGAGGTTGAGTATTGGAGAGAAATCTTTAATGAAAGTTCAAATGCAGAAGGAAAGAATAAAAGAGAAAAAACTGATAATCAAATAATCAAATGGTTACAAAATCCACATTCTGATTCAGCTGAATATAAGTTGTGGGGTAATGGAGTAGCACTTCCTTGTGTCTACTTTGTTTTATCTGGAATTGAGTATTATGCACACATGACTTGATAAATATGTGTTTTAGAGTGATATATGTAGTGCAAGGAGGTAAACGATATGATGTTTCCAAAACAAGAAATAGTTGAAAAGATAAGAAAAGAATATCCAAAAGGAACAAGAGTAAAACTTGTAAAGATGGATGATTTCCAAGCACCACCTATTGGAACTTTAGGAACTGTAATTGGTGTAGATGATACTGCATCAATTATGGTTGCTTGGGATAATGGTAGCACTTTAAATGTTATTTACAATGTCGACAAATGTATCAAAATATAATGAAAAAATATACACTTATTTTGCCTAAATGACTTGATATATATGCCTTTTAGAGTGATATATATACATAACAAAAAGAGGAAATCTTATATAAAGAAAGGAAAATAAATAATGATAGAAAAAGTAAACAAATATCATCCTGATAAAGTAGCAGATAGAATAGCAGGAGCATTAGTGGATTATTGCTATACAATAGAAGAAAGACCGAGATGTGCATTTGAGGTATTATTAGGACACGGAAACATTACAATAAATGGAGAGGCAAGTGTTGAAATACCAAGTGAAATATATACAGAAATAATAAAAAGAATAGTTGGTAAAGACTTATCAATAAATTATTATGTAGTAGCACAAGATATACACTTATCTAATAATCAAAGCGAAGAAATAAGAGTTGGAGATAATGGAGTATTTAGAGCAAATTACACAAAAGAATACGAAGAAGCAACAAAAACAGCGAAAGAAATAACAGAACACTATCAAAGAGATGGTAAATATATATTTGATACAAAAGAAGCAACTATATGTCAAAGTGGCAAAGTAGACCATAATTTGATAAAAGAAATAGTTAAGCGAGATATAGTAAAAATAAACCCATTAGGAGAATGGGAAGGAAGCGAAGATGTGGATGCAGGATGTACTAATAGAAAATTAGGAAGCGATCAACCTTTATCACAACCAAACGGACTTCACGGAAAAGATTTATCAAAATCAGATGTAAGTATAAGTATATATTTAGCATTAAAATCAAAAGAGTTAGGAATACCATTA